TTTTATTGGAAGAACTCATGGTAAAATAGGTGATAAAAAAATTACAACAATAGATTATTTAGAAGAACCAGGAAAGTTAGTAGAAAATGTTAGGGATAATTTATTCTCACCTTTATTATTGTCTGAATTATGTAAACAAAAAAAAATTCATTATACTTATTTAGGAACAGGTTGTATATTTAAATTTGATGAAAATCATCCTTTTGAAAAAGAAGAAAATGGTTTTAAAGAAGATTCATTTCCAAATTTTTTTGGTTCATCCTATTCAATAGTTAAAGGTTATACAGACCAAATTATGGATTTATATTCGGATACAACTTTAAATTTGCGCATAAGAATGCCTATCACAGGAGAGAAAAATGAACGTAATTTTATTACAAAAATTGTAAATTATGAAAGGGTTTGTTCAATTTCTAATTCTATGTCTGTATTACCTGAACTATTACCTTTTGTTTTAAAAATGATGGAACAAAACATTACAGGAACAATAAACTTAACAAATCCAGGTTTAGTAAATCATAATGAAATTCTTGAAATGTACAAAGAAATAGTAGATCCACTTTTTACATGGAAAAATTTTACACAAGAAGAGCAAAGAAAAATATTGACTTCTGATAGATCGAATAACTTTTTAGAAACAACTAAATTAGAGAATTTGTTTCCAGAGGTAAGAAATATTAAAGATGCAGTAAAAGATTGTTTAGTAAGTTATAAAGAGAATTTAGATAAAGAAATACCTGAAAAAAATTTATTAGTAACTGGTGGATGTGGTTTTATTGGAAGTAATTTTATTAATTATTATTTTTTTAAAAAGACATATAATAAAATTGTAAATTTAGATGCTATGTATTATTGTGCAAATGAAAATAATGTGGATGAACAAATAAGAATAAATCCTAATTATTTTTTAGAAAAGGGTAATTTAAATGATGTAGAATTATTAGACAAAATATTAAAAAAACATAATATAACGGATGTTATTCATTTTGCAGCACAATCTCATGTTCAAAATTCATTTGAAGATTCTATAAAATTTACATATGATAACGTTTTAGGTACAAATAATTTGTTAGAATGTTGTAGAAAATATCAAAAAATACAAAAGTTTATACATGTATCAACAGATGAGGTGTATGGTGAATCAATGAATACAATTGAAGAATTGTATAAAACAGAACACTCAGTTTTATGTCCAACAAATCCATATGCTGCTACAAAAGCAGGTGCAGAATTAATGGCACAAAGTTACTTGCATTCTTATAACATGCCAATTGTTATTACAAGAGGTAATAATGTGTATGGTAGAAATCAATATCCTGAAAAATTAATACCTCGTTTCATCAAATTATTAAAAGAAAATAAAAAAGTCACTATACAAGGTGATGGTAAAAGTGTTCGTGCTTTTTTACATGCATACGACACAGCAAAAGCATTTGAAACAATTTTAGAAAAAGGTGTTATCGGTGAAATTTACAATATTGGTTGTGACGAGAAAATGGAATATTCTGTTTTAGATATTGCTAAAATATTAATTAAAATGATTAAAAATACAGACAATTATGATGATTATATAGAATACATTGAAGATAGGCCGTATAATGATATGCGTTATTATATTAGTAATCAAAAATTGAAAGATTTGGGTTGGAATATTGAAGTAGATTTATTTACAGGATTAAATGATTTAATAAATGATTACAAAATAAATTTTTTTGATTTATTTATTACAGAACGTTTAAATAACAAGTTAGATTTTTTTGGTGATTGGATAAAAGATGAAAACAAAATAAAAGAATTAAATTTACAATTTTTAAATGCTGAACCTTTTGAACATATTATAATACCTAATTTTTTAAATGAAGAATTTGCTGAAAAAATATTCAAAGAATTTCCAACTGATTTTGAAAGTAAAAATTGGTATGAATACAATAACCCTATTGAAAATAAAAATGCAAATGATAACATTAATTCTATGCCAAGATGTATTAAAAAATTATTTAATTTATTATCTTGTGAAGAAATAATAGAAAAAATAAATACATTGTCTGGCATAGGAAATTTAGAATATGATCCTTATTTGCATGGTGCTGGTTTACATATACATAAAAAAGGAGGAAAATTAGATATGCATTTAGATTATGAAAAACATCCTAATTTAAATAAAGAGAGAAGGGTAAATATTATTTTATACATGACTAAAGATTGGCAAGATGAATGGAATGGTGAAACTCAATTATGGGATAAAAATTTATCAAATTGTGTTTCAAAATCTAAAGTAATATTTAATAATGCTCTTATTTTTAAAACAAATGAAATATCATGGCATGGATTACCCGAATTAATTAATTGTCCTGAAGGTATTTTAAGAAAAACAATAGCATATTATTACATTAGTTCATTAGAATCAACACCAGATGATAATAGAATAGGTAATGATGGTACAGGTTATAGAACAAAAGCAACTTTTAAAAAAAGACCGAATGATGATTTTGATGAATTAAAAGAAAAATTATACAAAATAAGACCTTTTAGATTAATAAAACCTGAAGATTTCAATTAAAATAGTTTGTAATCATATTATATTTTTTATAAAGTATAAAAAGTATAAAAATAAATATTATAATATATATGTTTATTGTTCAACCAAGAATAGGATTATGTAACCAACTACAATCAATTGTTAAAACTTTATTATTAGGCATAAAATACAATAGAAGAGTATATATTGATGGTTTTCAAATTGATTTAGATAGTAATAGAATAACTGATATAAACAATATTTTAGACATAGATAGAATGAATCATTTTTTTGAATATGGTAATTTAAGTGTAAGAATTGATAAAAATATAGATCCTAATATAATATCAAATATAGAAAAATATAAAATCGTAGATATAGAATATGATGGCATTCCATCTAGCTTCTTCATAAATGATAAAATTGAAAATACTTTATATAAAGATGTATTATTTGTAGGTAATCCTGTTTCATTATCACTTGAATTATCATTTAACATTGATTCTAATGATTTTAATAATTTATATTTTTTATTAATAACAAATATATTTTTTAAAAAAACATTTTATGATTTAAAAGATTCTTTAAAAAAACAATTAAATTTAACAGAATTTACATCAATTCATTTACGTATTGAAGATGACGCATTAATTCATTTTTCAAATTGTTATAATTTAACAATAGATAAATATAATGAAACATTATTAAACTTTTATTTAGATAAAATTAATAGTACTAATAATAAAATATATATTTGTTCAGGCATTTTAGATTATTCAAACAAAATTAATTTAGGATTTTATAACGAACTAATAAAAAATAATCAAAATATTTGTGATAAAAGAAATTGTTTTATACCAAATTATATAAAAAAAAATAGAGAATTAATAGCAATTATAGATTTAATAATAGCAATTGATAGTAATAGTTTTATAGGTTGTTGGGTAAGTTCATTTTCTCAAATTATAAATGCTAATTGTATAAATAAATCAAAAAGTACAGAATTATTTAGTATTTAAATTTATATATCATCTACATAATTGTATACAGCAATTAATTGAGTAATACCTAGATTATCTATAACTTTCATTTTATCTTTAAACAAATTTGGAAGTATAACTTCTAAATCAGAATAAATATTTTCATATAATGCTTTTTCTTCTAATAATTTTTTTAATATATCAAAATATTGATGAATAGAATTAGAATTTAATTTATAAAAACATGTATAATAATATTCTTTATATTTAATATCATTATTTTTTTTGAAAATAATATCTTCATTATCAAATTGATTATAATCAAAAGTTTCATTAATTAAATATCTACCTGATATTTTAAAAAAATTATTAACACTTGTTAAATCTATAGATTTTAAAAAATTATTATAAAATGTTAATTGTTGGTAAATATCAGAAAAAGCTTTATATTGGTATTCATCTGTATAAAAATTTAATAATTTGTCATCTGTAATATTTATAAATTTATCAACATTATTATTTAGAAAATTATATTGTTCAGTTGTAAAAACAGAGTTATCAAAAAGTATAATATATGGGTTTGGAATATATTTGTTAATAGAAACAATAGTTTGAAATGTTTGATTAAATCTTTCTTCTGGAGTATAAATACTACGATTATTTGTATAAGAAAATTTGTTATTTGAAACATATATTTTTGATGTAATTAAAATTATATTTTTTTTGCTTTCAATTGTAACTTTGTAATTTCTTTTTTCATAAAATCCATAATGAAGATAATGGTTTAATATTTCTTTTTCATTAAAATTTATTAAATCCGGATTTAAACTTTTGTAAACATTCCAATCAAAGTCTTCAGGTAAAATATTATTCATATAAAATATAATATTTTATAATTTTTTGTTTTTCAACTAATTTATTTTTCAATAATTGGTGGCTCATCATTTTTATCTATATCTCCACATAAATTTATACATTTAATATCCCAAACATTAAAATCAGGTATAATAGAATAATTATTTACTAAATTGTAATCACTTATTACATTGTAAATAGAAATAGGATAACTATTATAACTAATATTAAAATCACTTTCATAAATAGATACATAATTTGTTTTAATATTTGAACAAATATACATTTCACATGATAAGTAACCATCATTAATATCTTTTAACGTATTAATATGTTCTGATTTTGACCACCAAAAATTACCAGAAAAATGTTTTTTTGGAAAATTTTTCAATAATGTTCCATAACAATCATAATATTCTAAAAACTCTACTGCAATTCTCCATTTTTCTATAGTAAAATATTCACATAAAATTCTCCAATCATTGAAAATATTTTCAGTTCTAGTTATACTTTTTGTATGCATATAATATAAATAATAATCTCCTGAAACATATTTTTTAAAGTTATTTAATGCAAATTTTTCAAATAAATTTTCATTTGATGAAATAATAGTTATTTTTTTATATTTTTTTAATAAATGAATACAATCAAGTTTTTCAAGACATACAAAACAAAAAATTTCATCGGTAATATCATATAATCCAGATGCAAATAATTTATTTATCTGTTCATTTATAATATTTAAATAATTTCCTAAACAGCATATAAAATATACAGCATAGATTTTTCTTTTTTTGATGTAATTAGTATTTAAATTATTAGTAATTTTTGTTTTTATAATTTCTAAATTATATTCATTGTCATAACTACTATTTTTTGCATTATTTAAATATAAAAAATTTCTATAATCATTCTTTTCTAAATTGCCAATTAACCAATTATAGTCAAAATAAGTATCTTCTTTATTAATATTAATATTATCTAAGTAATTTAATGTTTTAATATAATTAGAATTTGACCACCAAAAATTACCAGAAAAATAATTTTTATTATTATTATTATTATTATTATTATTATCATAACAAAATTGTGGATTTACCCCAACACATTTATAACTATTTAATCCGGTAAGACACAAATTATATTTTTCAATTAAAAAATATTCTATATATTTTCTAAATGAAAAAGTATTATTTATAAATTTTTGTGTATGTAGATATAGTATTTTTATATTTTTTGAAATACTATCTGTAAATTTTTTTATAAATTCAATAGCATAAAAATTATTTTCAAAATTATTTTCTTTGTAATAAAGCAATTTTATTTTGTAATCATTAAATAAAAAATTTTTACCTATAAGTATTACAAAAATAAAATCTAATTTATCATACAAACCAGATTTTTTTATATAATTAATTTGATCATTAAAAATTTCTATACTTTCATCATTTATATTGTAAAAATGAATAAAACAAATATTACCATTTTCTAATTTTTTTTCTATTTCATTCGCATCAAATTTTGATTCTAAAAAATTTGAAAATTCTGGAAGATAATTGTATAAATTTGGATAATCTATATCTATTTTTTTATCTGATCTTATAAAATTATTACTATTTTCTATATCAGTTAATATATTTAAAATAATACTATAATTGTTTTCTGTAAATGGGTAACAATTATCATAATTGATTAAACGCTCACTATAAGATCCTATGTCATTATAAATAATTGGCAATCCAGTATTTATAGCAATTGATAAAGTAAAAGAATACGTTTCTTCAAATGTAGATAGAAATATAAAAAAGTCAATATCGTAGTTATTGATCATTTTAAAAATATTCTTATTTTTATACTCGTTTGTAACAATTAAATTTGATTTTTTAAAGTTTGAATTTCCAAATATTATAAAATTATATTTTGCATTATGATTATCAAAAAAGTTAATAATTTTTTCAGATAAATATGAACCTTTATGAATAGCAGTAAGATCACCCAGAATTCCAATATTATATTTATTTTTTTTATTAGGATAAATTCTTTTATTATAGTAAAATATATCTGGAACAGAATTCAATATGTGAGAATTATTTATATTTATATTTGATAGATATTTTGTAAAATTATCGAAACAATTTTTACTATTAAAAAAGATTTTATCAAAAATAGATAAAATATTATTAATTTCATTTATTTTTTCTTTATTTAAAAATAAAGATTTGTCGGTATTTTTTATTGGATTTGGATTTTCTGGGTCAAATAAAAAGTAATCATGAACTATAAATATTTTTTTTATTTCAATCTCTTTTATTAAATTTAAAGTTTTATAACATAATTTAATTTTGGAATTTTCTAAAAATATTAAATTATGAATTACTAATAATTGTTCATTTTTTATAATATGTTGTAATTCCATTTTATTGATTAAGTTATTATTGACTAATACATTGGTATCATCTATAATATATATTAATATATGATTATAATTATCAAATATTTTACACATATTTTCAATATAAACATTTGTTCCTCCACCAAAATTATGACTTATATGATATACATTTTTTTTATTATCATATTTTCTATTTTCAAAATATCCATAATTTTTATAATGAAAAATAGTATCTTCATAAGTTGAATCTTGGTTCACATCTGGATTTAGTTTTAGATATAATTTCCAATCAAAATTTTCCGGAATATCTAAATCATATTTTCTATTTTCAAAATACCCATAATTTTTATAATGAAAAACTATATCTTTATAAGATGAATCTTGATTCAAATCGCTGTTTAATTTTAGATATAATTTCCAATCAAAATTCACAGGCAAATCTATTTTATATTTTCGTTTTTCGATAAAACCATTGTTTATATAATGATTTTTTGATGCTATTTCACTCGTATTTTGGTTTAAATCATGATTTAATTTTAAATAAATTAGCCAATTAAAGTCAGGTGGAATTTTATTCATTTATATATTAAAATAAAATTTTTTAATTTAATAATTTTATATCATTATCAATCATTTTTTTGACAAGTTCATTAAAAGAAACTTTTGGTTCCCAATTTAATGCTATTCTAGATTCTGTTGAATCACCATATAATAATTCTACCTCTGCAGGTCTATATAATTCATCATTTATTTTTAATATAACTTGATCTTTACATAAAAGAATTGTATTTAAAGGGTTTTCATCATCTATTTTCCATTCTACATCTAAATTTGCATATTTACAAGTTAAATCAATAAATTCTTTAACTGAATGTATTTCATTTGAGCTTAAAACATATTCTCTTGGTTTGTCTTGATTTAACATTATCCAAACTGCTTCTACAAAATCTTCAGAATCACTCCAATCACGTATCGCATAAATATTTCCTAAATCAAATGGTGTTACTTGCTGATTATTTTCAATTTCTTTTTTAATTCTAGCAATATTAGATGTAATTTTGCGTGTTACAAATTCTTTTCCTCTTTTTGTACCCTCATGATTAAAAAGAATGCAATGAATTGCAAATAAATCATAACTTTCGCGATAAACTTTCACTAAATGTCTAGCAGCGCATTTACTAGCTCCATAAGGACTTCTTGGTTTCATAGGATGTTTTAAATCTTGAGGTGAATAATCTATATCACCCATTTCTTCACTTGAACCCGCTGAATAAAAACGACATTTTGGAACATATTCACGTATAGCTTCTAAAAAATAAATAATTGGTAATGTGTTAGTAGTAAATGTATGAACAGGGGTATTCCATGATTCACCGACAAAACTTTGAGCAGCAAAATTTACTACGTAGTCAGGTTTATTTTTTTTAATAATATTAATAATAGATTGCTGATCTGAAATATCTAAATTTACTAAAATAAAACGAGGGTCTTTAATATCAGCAATATTTTCGTGATTTTTAACAGATAATCTACGTATGCCACCATAAATAATACAAGACGTATTTTTAAGTAAAAATCTAACCATATTCGATCCATCTTGACCAGTTACACCAGTGATTAAAATTTTTTTTGTAGACATATAATATTATGTAATATTATATTCCTAAATTTTCAATAAATGATAATGTTTAAGTAAGTTTTTAAATAATATAATTTAAATGATAAATCAATCAAAATAATCGGCATTAAGATTTATACCTGTATTATGGTTTATACTTTTTGTAATCATTTCTCTACCAGGTAAATAGACATAAGAATTATCAAATAATCTAAAATAGTCTCTATTTATTTTACTAAAATAATTATGAATATTAATATTTTCTCCATTGTTTAATATTCTATTTCTTAAAGCTAGGCTTTGCAAAAATAATAAATAATGAGTGGGATGATCTGAAGTATTAAAAAACATTATATTTTTGTGATTTTCAATTAAAAAATAAAATTCTGGAAAACTACTATTTAAAATATGATAGGTTAATATATTTAAAGAATTTTCATAATCTTCAGTTTTATTTGTATATACTAAACGATAATTGGGTAAAATTAGTTTTAAGCAATTTTCTTTTGTAATTGAAGGTAATATTGTTGCATTAACAGAATAATCATTTATATGAGGATGATAAATAAAAACATCACATTTTGAAATAAGATCATCTATTTTATCCTTTATTTTATTCATATTAAAATTTATTGTACCTTTTTTCTCAAAAAACCATGATATTATTATATGAACATTATATTCATAATTTAAAAATTTGTTGACCATGTATCCAATTGTAGCCATATGACAAGAACCAAATAATACTATATTTTTAGAACAATTATTGTTAATTGTATGTATAGGTTTATCAAATAAAATATTTTCAAACTCTATCCAATCCATATTTTATAATAATATTAAAATTTATTTAAGTATATATATTTATAAAAATAAATATGTTTTTTTTAATTTTTTCTTACATATTCTATTTTCATGTTTTCCTATGTTAAACCAATGAGACCATGCTTCTTGTTTTGTTTTTAAATGATTTAAATCTTTATTATTTTCAATATAATACTTCCAATCAAAATTATAAAATTTTATGCAATTATTATTTATATCTATAACATTTCTACCTTCATTTTTCCCATAATTTATCCAATGATGCAATGCTTCTTCTTTTGTTTTTAAATGATTTAAATCTTCATAATTATTTATATAAGTTTCCCAATCAAAATTTTCATCTAAATTGTCCAATACTTTAAAGTAAAATTTTCGTTCTTCATTTTCCCCATAATTTATCCAATGATGCCATGCTTCTTCTTTTGTTTTTAAATGATTTAAATCTATATTTTTTTTTATATATTTATTCCAATGAAAATTTGTATACATATCATTTTTTTCATAATTTTGTACGTTGTTTTTATCATAATATTTTCTATTTTCAGGTTTACCATAATTTATCCAATGACTCCATGCTTCTTCTTTTGTTTTTAAATCATTTAAATCTTTATTACTTTCTAAATATTTTTCCCAATCAAAATCACTCAATTCATGATTATCATCATCATAATATTTTTTATTTTCATTTTTACCATAATTTATCCAATGGTTTAATGCTTCTTCTGTTTTTAAATCTTTTAAATCTTTATTACTTTCTAAATATTTTTCCCAATTAAAATTTGTTATTATTTTTTTATCGATAACTGGAAGTTTTCTACCTTCGTTTTTTCCATGATAATACCAATGATACCAAGCTTCTTCCTTAGTTTCAATATTAATTAAATCTTTATTTGATTCAAGATATACAACCCAATCAAAATTAATATAAATATCTTCGTAAATAAAAAAATGTTCTGTTATTTTTATATTTGATAAATATGGGTTATCTATTATTCTTATAGCAACACTTGTATCACAATGATTATTGGTAGTTATTGTTGAAAATTTACCATTAATTCCTATATATTCAAATTTAATATTATATTTTTGTGTAAATTCATAAAAAGCATGTAAATCATTCATCAAATATTCATCAAAATTTATAAATTTATTTATAACAATTACACAACCATTATTTATTCTTCTGTATAATTTTTCAAACATATTTTTGCTATCATGATAATCATTAAAATCAATATGAATAAATGAAATTAAATCATCTTTATTGTTTCTAATAAAAGTATATACATTTTTAGATAAATCGCCTATATATTTAGTTACATTATCATTTATTAATTTATTTGAATATAAATTATTATCATTATTACAAAATGAAAAAACTTTATTGTTAGTAAAATTACTTAAAACATTTTCATAAACACCTAAATTTTTAGAAAAATTTAACCATAAATATTTTGTTTCTATTATTTTTGAATATAATACATATTTTAATACACTTTTTTTTATATCAGGTATATTTTTTAGATTTATTATAAATTCTGAATAATTTAAAGCATCTTTTTTTTTATTTTCTAATATCATTTTTGTATTAATAAACAATTTACAATTATTAGATACCATACTTTTATGTAATCCTATATGATCATTATCTTCATGACAACCCATTTGTTTTCCGTAACATTTACCACAATCATAATTAGCACTATATCTAGAATATTTTATTGAGCTTAACTTATATATTCCTATACCATTAAAAGCTGAACTAACATTTATTAATTTATTTTTCTTATTAAATAAAAAATTACTCATTTCTAATATATGATTTTCATATTCTTTATATGTTTCATTATTTTCTATTTCACAGCAAAATATGTTTTTATTAAACCATGTCTCATTACATCTTAAAGCCCAAAAATCATAATAAGAATAATTTGAATTTATTGGAAACATAGCATTCCAATTATTTAAATCATACTGAAAACAATTCAGTATTGAATCATAATCTAATGACCAAAATCTATCATCCAAATCACAATGTATTGCGTACTGATAAGTTGTATCTAAATTATTATCAAATATAAAATCTAAAATTTTATTTCTACAATAGGCCAATCTATGTGCTCTTAATGGAAACACACTATTTAAATTTTCTTCTAATATAAGTTTTTTATTAATATTTATATTTTTGTATGATGCCCAATTAATTAAAATATTTCTTGTATTATCATTTGAATCATTTTCAAAAATGATTATATAAACATTATTAAAAAAATTACACAATAAATCGATATTTGTAAAAGATTTTATAAAATGTTCTTCAATATCTCTAATCGTTCCATAAATAATAACGTTTAACGATTTTGCTAAATTTTTTGATTCGTTTAAACTAATAACTTCAAACATATATTTATATTATCATGGAAAAAAAAATTTTAATTTTAGCTTCCACAAGTTTTATTGGTAAAAATATAAAAAAAAACTTTGAAAAAAACTACAAAATTTATTCTTTGGATAGAAAAGATGTAGATTTTAAAAATATTGAATTATTAAAATTATCTATACAAAAAATAAATCCTGAAATAGTTATTAATTGTTGTGGAATTGTAGGTAGTTCAATAAAAAATAAAAATTTTAATGATTTTGATATTTTAAATGAAAACATAATTTTAAATAAAAATATATTAAATTCATGTAAATGTTTAAATATTAAAAAAATTATATTATTTTCATCTTATAGATTATTTGGTAATGATATACATCCAAATTATGATGAAAATGATATTGAAAAAACATCTATTAACTATAATATTGGGTACTTGACAGCAAAAAAAGTATTAGATTCACAAATAAGATTATTTACAAAAGAATACAAAATAGATGTAGTATGTCTTATAATGACAAATATATTTGGTTGTTATGATGATTTTTCTATAAATGGAAGAATTGTTCCATCTATGATTGATAAAATTAAACAAAATAAAATTATAAATACTGATGTTGTTATTAATTGTAACAAAAATATATTAGTTAATCTAGTATTTGTAGATGATATTTTAAGAATAATAGAAAAATGTATTTTAGAAGAAGAAATTAAAGGAAATATTATTGTATTTAATAAAAATAATACAATATCATTAGAAATATTAACAAATAAAATAGCAAATATACTTGATTACAATAATAATATTATATTTAATAATAATGATATGATTACTGAAAATAATATAATGAAGCCGAATTTAAGTAAATTTGATTATTATTTTAATAATTTTGAATTCACAGAATTAGATAAATCTTTAAAAACAACTATAGATTTTTTTAATCTTTCAAAATTATAATAGGAATATCGTATACTTTAGATATCCAATTCACAAATCCTGAAACACTATGAATCTTACAATATGTTTTTATTTTTTTTGCACAAGTTAACAAAATAAATTCAAATAATGTATCTCTTACACCATAATAATCTTTTGACAACCCTAAATGACATACTTTAGTATCAAATGTAAAAATATCAGTATTTAAAAATGCGAATTCTTTAAACAATAATGAATCTGTTATTAAAATATCATTATCATCTTTATTTTTATTTAAACTATTTGTTATATTATTCAAAAAACTTAAATCTTTTGAAGAACCCTTATTTTTAAATTCATCGTCATTTAATCTATAATGAATAACATTATAATTATCTTTAAAAGATACGCTTGACATTAGATAATTAATATATTCTTGATACTCTTTTGTAGGTTTTAACAAATTTTTAATAAATTCTTTACAATCATTACTAATTGTACCATTAAAAAAATCATTGGTCAATATTAATGATATATCTTTTTTAGTTTCATTAATATAATCTTCCAAAGCACCATAACAAACATAATCTACATTATTTTTATTATCTAAAACATAGTTACTATATTTTGTTTTTTGTATTTCTAAAAAAGATGATATAGGGTGATGTTGTAAATCAATGATCAAATTAAAGTTCATATTTTTAGACAACTCATAAAGTTGAATAGTAGATCTTATTAAATCACCTAAACCAAAATAGAATTCACTTTCATTTAAATAATTATATTTTAGTAAATGTTCTTTATTTATATTAAATTCATGT